AACGAACACCAGCATAGAAGTTGTATGGGTCAATGCCAGTGTAACCATTCAAGTCCATGTTGTGAGTCTCATAGTCTTGTGGCTTTAGGTTGCCCCACATTGTGGCTCCAGTTACTGTTTCATCCAATGTACCCTGAACTACTACTCGGCCAGTCCAATTGCTACCATATAGTGCCACTGTGAAAAGGCTTGTATCTTTTCTGTAGAACTGTGGGCCATTAAATGCGCTGGATACTACCAATCCACCAACATCAGTCCAAGTTGTAACTTCTTGGGTTACTCTGCTGGTTGGTACTACTGCATCCTTGACTTCAACGTCAAACGCACCTTGTTGGGCACGGTTCCAGGTTAGGGCTGTTTCTAAACCATTGCTGTCAATAAAAGTTGCACCAAGAGAATAGATGCCAACTGGTAGCGTCATTAAATCACGAGCAAAAACAGTCAAACGAGTTTGTCCATTTTCTTCTACTGTTGGTACTGCACGGCGTCTAAAAATAGTAGTTCCTGTAGTTCTATCCCACATTGTAACAGTTAGCTCGCGGCGTAGTAAGCTAACAGGGCGTCGATCTGTACCTGTAATAGTAAGATCTAATATGTTATCAACACCTTTAAACCAAACAATACGTTGGTCGGTATAACCAGGTGCGTGGCGTGTAGCACTAGGGCCAGTGCCTGCGCCGGAATAGTTTAGTGTTGCTGTTGGGATACTTGAGTTTAATGTGGCCATGCTCTTATTTAGCGAATAGACCAATGATTTCTGCGAAGCTAAGTAAACGTGATGGACAACAAAATAAGAGAATTTTTAGAACGCTTCCCGTTTATGAGCTTGATTCGTTACGGCGATACAGAGCTGGTGGGAATTATACAAAACAGTGATAACGTAGTTGTCACCATGTACGTGTATAACCTATTGAATTCTGACGAAGATAAAGTTGCTTTTATTGAACAAGGTGAAGAATGGTGGTGGGGTAGTAACCGTTTGATCCCTATCAATATTGTTCTCAAAGAGCCAATGCGCCGCTTTACATATACACTCAAGACTTATAGTACCAAGGACTTTGAAGTTTTATACGGCCATCAAACCAGCTTAACCAATGTGATAACAAAACGCACCAAACGACGTCAAATCAGTTTGGTGCGTAAAATGCGTTAATCTTAAACGTTAAAGCCAAGTTGCTCGCAAATTAAATTCATTTGAGCAACAATAGCAACTGCATAAGCAATCGCATGAGCCTTCTTAAAGTAGTACTCACCACTCTCGGGCTTGGTCCATACTTCCTTCATAATCGTCGTCCAAGGCTTCCCAATCAGATAACGTTTGGCTGGGCGAATCATTGCAAGGACGGCAGCTAATTGTTCCACGGAAGTAGGGCAGGTCTTCTTCAGAACATCCCCATGCCCGTTCAAATGAAATAACAGATTTGAAAAGTCGTCTTGTAGTAGTAGATCCCATAATGGCTCCTGATTGGCTAGTTGATCTAAATGCTCTTTGCTTTTAACGCCTTGGTATAAACTTACATTAAGTAAGTCCACTTTGAAGAATCCCAATTCTTCTGATTGTTGATAATCAAGGTCACACCAACCTGTGAAGGGATTGGTAGGTACTGGATGGAAGTAGACTCCAGACTTGTGCTTTTGTCTGTTGCCATTGGGCAAGCGTTGCATTGCAGGAACGTGTGGCAGTAGTTTTAGTACTTGTTCTCGATCTGCAAAGTCAATGTCTACGTCAGGTAAGTTCATTATTTTTTCTTAAAACTTGTTTTAACGATGTTTAATAAATCTGCTTGTTGTTGTTTAATAGCAAGAACTTCTTGAGTCATTTCTTCAAGGCGAGCCAGCACAACTTCCAACCGTGCTTCTAATTTAGTGAACCTAACGCCTGCGCCATCATCGTGTTGATCCACAATACCTGTTTGTCGTTTTGTTTTATTTTGCTTATCCACCATTTTGTATCCACATGCTTGGTAATTGTATCAATTTGCCCTGGTTCCATTCTATCTAACAATCGCTGTGCCGCATCAGCAGAATAAATTATCCAAGGACTTATACGTCCCATAGTTATCATATTCATTGCTGTTGCAGGCGCAACTTTATCAAAAAATTCTTGCCAGCTATTGCCTGTCTTGGTACCCCAGTCTACCATAGCTAGGATAGTTCTTTCCAAAGCACGTTCTGAAGTTTCCTTCTTGGCGGCTTCTTGTACATATAGCTGATAAGTGCCTGGTTTCGTCCAATCACTTAATCGAACGCTCATTTTAAAAAGCCAGTTAGTAAACTTTTCGCTTTCTAAAGGACGCAACTCAATCAAGTAGTTAGCAAATTTCACAAACCCAATATAGTCCGCGCTCCTTATAAAGTCGTCAATTGTCTTTTCTTTCTTTGTATTGGGACTTACATATTTCATAAAGTCCAACCATACGCTAAAAGCAATGCGACTGTTAGTTTCATCCTTGTTCATCCATCTGCGCTTGCGCTCACACATGTGGCTACTTAAAGTACGCTCACGTGTAAATGCCTTTCCGCAGAAGCGACATTGGTAATCCTGTACCATTATTTAAACAAATCCTTGAGATCTTTATCGCCCATGTTTTTGGCTACGGCAATGTCTTCTAGTACGTCATTGCCGTTGAGCTCTCGGAACAGCTCAATCTCCTCGTCGCCAAGACTGGGAAACTGCTCAATCAACCAAGCTGTTAGTTTATCTTTCTTGGCGCCTTTGGGTGGAATAAACTCATGTCGCATCTTTTGACCAATACCACACAGTGCAAGAGTGCGCCAGCGTAGTTCATCATGGGCACTGCCTACAGAAATGTAATCCAAGTTGCTTAGGTCGTTTACTGTTGTCAAGTAGTATTCTTGTAAGTCCTGTGTGCCTTGTACTTGACTACCCCAACGCTGAGCCATGTATGTACTTAACGACTTTAACTCGTCAGTTCCCAGCTTGCTATAATAATCGCCCTTGCGTAGATCCACTGCTGTCATGACTTGGTCAATGGGCAGTTGATACTTTGCAGTTGCTGGTGCTTTCTTCTTAGTAGCCATACGTATATTTTAAAACCAAATTTTGTTTAAGTCAAGTACTTCTGGAATCTTATTTGTTTCCTTGACAAAGAACGCACACATTGGGTCATTGCCGGTTTCAAGCGGTACTGCCAAGATATGTCCAAACTTTAGCTTGGGTACATACCACTTGACCTCTTGGTAGATATTGATAACTTCAACTCGTTGCCACTCTGGCTTGTATCCGTTGATGGGATTAAACACAAACGTAGAGAAGCCGCGATCGTTAATGCTCATCACATTGATAACTTCAGGTTCGCCATGATCTGGTTCTCCAATGACCAGCGACCAATCTAGTGGAACCTTTACTTCTGTTTTGCCAATGCGTAGTACTGCCGCTGGGCAAGAGAAACTCTCTAGGAACACCAATGGTACAAAAATATAATCCACTTCGTTTGGATTTGAATAATCTAATACTCCATAACGCAAGTCTTCGTCAATCTCCTCTGGTAACCGATCTAAGTCGTATGACCGATTGTCGACTGTTAGTATGTTCATTTGTAAGTAACCTTTTCTGTTTGGTATGGATAATTGGCTTCGGTGTAGAATTTCTTCCTCGTAGTGAGGTGACGTTTGGCAAACTTAGCTGTAGAGGTAATGTCCCAAATTTGCACAAAGTCTTTGTCTTGTGCTTTTCTTATCCCGCGGCCAATACTTTGAATAACTCGGACAAACGACTTCCCAGGCTCAACAAGTACCAAGTTGAAGATGCGAGGAATATTAATACCAACAGCCGCGACACCATATGTCGCAACGATAATTTTGTTATCGCTTGTAGTGATTTCGTCGTACTCATCTTTTCTATCCTTTGATTTCATTGCACCCGATACAAATACACTGTCGGGTAATCTTTCTACTAACATCTTGCCAGTAGCAATACGATCAACAAGAATAAGCGTATTGCCAGCTAAACTGATCGTTTCAAGTGTTTTAGCCAGGTGATCTAATCGCTTTTCATTTGACGTCAAGTACGTCAATTCTTCTTGGTATGTTTTGTACTCTACCTTGTCATCAAACTGTAGTACCTTAACGTGGCAGTTAGATAACACACCCATGTCTTGGAGTTCACTTGCTGGTAGTCTATGCAGTACTTCGCCTAATGATGCAATAAGGCTAACATACTCATGTTCTTCTTTGGGAACCGTACCAGTTAGTCCCCAACGGATTGGTATGTGTGCAAATGTACTTGTTAGTAAAGTACGCAAGACATCTGCTTTTGCCATATGAACTTCGTCGACAATAACTGCAATTAAATCGTCAGTGACAGCTTCAATTCCAATTGCACTTGTGCCTTCTTT